TTACTTTTTGTGTGAACTTTTGTGTGAACTTTTGTGTGAACTTTCTTCGATAAATGAGTTGAAATAATCATCAATTTTCTGATCTACAGCGATCCGTTCTGCACGATACGTCTGCATATAGGTTCCTTTCATGATCTTGTCCGTTTTCCACCCACCACGTTCCATTGCGTATTTGTCCGGAACATTTAGCATTGCCATCACTGACGCGTTTACGTGCCTCAAATCGTGAAAAGACATATGAGGCAGACCATTCTTCCTAAGCATATAAGTAAATCGGTTTGAGACGGCTTTAGCGCTTATAGTGACCAATCTGTCAGTAGGTACTTTATCAATCAATTGTTTTATGTATTCTGGCATAAGTAACATTCTGTTACGAGCATCGTTCTTTGCTATCTTTTTATCAATTTCTTTTCCGTCAACAGTGACTGTGACCTGATCGATGAATATGTAGTCACCTTTTATGGATCCGGACTTTGTTAACCCCTTTATTTCTGATAGTGTAAAACTAAGCCACATTGCAAGCAGTACCGGCAATTCAATCTCGGTCCCTTTAACCATATTAAAAATTACATCCGGTGATGATATGTCGTGTATGACTTTTGCAGGAGTTGGCAGTTTTACAACCAATATGGTTCCTGGAGAATATTTTTTTATTACAGAAGCAACAAGACCATATTCATTCACGACTGTTTTTGATGATATAGGTTTTCCTTTGCAGCGTCTGGATGTAGATTTTCTTTGACATTCTTCATTGACTGCGCGCTGCATAATATCACTATCTATTTTGTTGATCGGAGTGCTCATAATGGACTTAAAAGCATTCTCTTTGATCGTTTTATATCCTTCAATGGTTGTCGAAGATAAAACTGCAGAGTATGTAGCAATATACTTTTCAATTCCTTCCTGAAGTGTCATAGACGTAGCTGGAGCACTTTTTTTCGTAAATGCATACTGCGATGCCAGGTATTCGGATTCTTTCTTGGTGTCAGCAGTAAACGATTTCATATGTTTTTTCTTTCGACCGTCTGGTAGAGTTTCTGTATAGTCATATACTTGGGTTCTCCACTTGCCGGATGGTAATTTTTTTGCCTTTGCCATATTGTATCCCTCCTAAAAATAGGCGCAAAAATAGCGCGATGGTTGATTTGTCGCGCTCCGAATGATACAATATGCTTGTCTAGGGCTTCTGTATCATTCGGGAGCTTGCCGCCTTGCTTTGGTAGAGCAGGGCGGTATTTAGTTTATATTACAACGTAAAGAGCCTCGTATTTCTACGAGGCTCTCACATAATAAGCTAATATCTTCTTTTATGCCCTTAAGGCGATATTCACAGATAACAAATGTTTTCTGCGCTAACTTATTATATGATATCTTGTGCCCGTAGTCAACAAAATATTCCAAAATCAATAAGGAAATCAATTAAATATATATAGTTCTTTTACTTTCTGATTGATTTTCTCCATACTTTCTTGTGAAAGCGAAACTCCTGCAAGTACACCCTTCAAATTACGCGGATCAAAAATGCGAATCTTGCTTATTGTTGTAATCTGATTGACGAGAGCAATGCTACCTTCTTTCATGTGAGATATTTCTTCACCAATTTTATCGAGATAGTCAACTTCATCAGCTTTGTGTTGACTTTTTTCTTCGAGTACTTTCTGAATTTTTTTCACAGCATCCAAATATGTTTTTGCGTCATGCATGTTTTTGCTAAATTCTTCACTATTACGCTCTGAATTTCTAGTTTTTGTAATGGATTCATCGGTAAGGGTGGTAAGAACCTTTGCCATTGCGAGCATTTCTGAAATTTCTTCTTGTTCATCGGTAAGTGCCTTAGAAATAGTATCATATTTCAATTTTAATGAACGATATATTTCGTTTCCAAGATCAACACTGTTTGGATGTATTGTTTTGTCCGCTTTAACGGAAGTAAGAGGTACAACTGTTACCACTGGAGAATTATGAGTGTTATGCTTGTCTAAAACAACTCCATAATGAAGTCCACCATACTCACTGCCAACATTGAATCCAAAATTTAATTTGACAATATTTCCTCTTTTATATGAAATATTTCTAGTTGGATCAAAGGTTTCTTCAAAATTGATAAATCGGGTATAATCTTTAATCCAATATGAAATTAAATTGGCTTTCTTTAAGTGTTTTCCAGATGGATCATTTATATAGTATTCGAGTAATTTATTTAATGCTTTTATAGCATCCTTTTTGTTTGAGATAACGGTTTCTTTTGTGATTTCAGATGACATATAATATTCTCCTAATATAAATCTTGTGGTTTATTGGTATCCGGCAGCTGACATATCGCCCCTTCGGTTCTCTGGGTAAGTGTATTATCTTGTCAAGGTGCTATTAATTGAAAGGTAATTCTTCGTCAATATCATCTTCCAAAGAAAGCTTTGCAGGTGGTTCATCAGGAATAGTCATGAATCCGTCAGAGTATGTCGGTATGTTTGCTTCAAATGCTTCTTCTTCCATGAATTGGTCATATTCTATATTCCAAATATTTAATATATCCATTTGATAAAAAATGGACATTGAACCACAATCGGGACAATATCTCGCATTTCCGGGCAATGGAGAGGAGTGTCTGCATTGTTGAGGATCTTCGTTGTCTAGATAAGATGTACAATAGTTTCTAACAGGCGCACCGCATATTTGACAATAATTTCCCATGATTTTTTTATTGCCACAGCGAATACAAGTTTCTAGAAATCCCTCTACAGTTGTTTCATATTCTTTATAATTCATGATTCCATCTCCCCATTTTAAAGTGTTTTTACTACCACATATTGGACAAAAGTTTCTATATCGTAATAAAAAGGACGCATTACATTTATTACAAGTAGTTTTATTGTAGAATTTATGAAAAATATTACTCATTCTTTGGAGTAAACCATTTGAATCAATAATTTCATAATCCTTTCTAAATAAATCTCGTCTTGTGTTCGCTGCATGGTAAGTAATACCAAATTTTGCAGAAATATTTTTAGGAGCTTTATCTGTTAATTGTTGTACTAATGATACTGGGGCTAAAACATTTCTTGCAAATGCATTTGCTTCATTTTCTAAAACTTTATTTTCATCTTGTGAAAGCGATCCTCTATATAATAATGTTATGTCAAAGTCGACAAGGTGATTTAGATATATATGCCCGATTTCGTGCATTAAGGTAAAACGTTTCCTATCACCCAGTGCAGGGTCATCATTATATGCAATAGAGTAGTTATCCTTATCTAATTGAGTATATCCATCTTTACTTCTAAGGCATCTTATTACAGTTTCCCTATCACAATTAAATTGCTCCATTAAAAGAGAATATGGTGTTAACCCCCAGTGGTTATCAGTAATTATTTTTTCCACATCAATCGGATAGGATGAAATATTATATTCTTCTAAAAATTTACATGCTCTTTTGGCACAGTAGTCATATCTTGCATATATTGGTATTTTCAATTATCCTTCGCTTCTTTCCCTCTTTTTGATAAGAAGTTAATCATATCAATCGCAGATTTTTTATCTTCTTCACTCAAATCCATCATGCCGCGTGCAGCAGCTCTAACATCAGGTGGTAATACAGAATCTTCACTGTAAACATCTTCAGGTTCATCAGAAAACAAGTAGGATGTAGTCGTATTTAATTCTCTGGCAAATGCAGATATTTTACTCTGAGGTAAATCAACTTTGCCAGCTTCAACTTTTGCAATTGCTGTTTTGTCTTTATAACCGACGAGTGTGGCAAGCTCTGATTGGGACAATTTTTTGTTTTCACGTAAATGTTTAATTTTCAACCCCATGCTTTCTTGCGTTGTCATATTGTTCACCAGCCTTTCTAATATGGATAATAGCATAGAAATGAATTTTATTCAACATTTTTATTAAAAATAGTTGACGGAAATTCAACTCCGATGTAATATGATGATAAGTTGAACAAGAATCAACCAGAAAGGAGAAAAAAATTGACTGATAGCAAAAAATTGAGCGATGAAATTAATGAATCTGGAATTACCATTACTGCAATAGCGAAAAAGATTGGTATTACTAGAGAAGGATTTTATAAGAAACTCAATAACGAAACTGAGTTTAAAGCATCCGAAATTTCAACTTTGCAGAAAATATTAATGTTATCTAATAAAAAGCGTGATGATATTTTTTTTGCAAAACAAGTTGAACAATAATCAACCATACGAGGGCAAAATATGAGCAAATCAAGATTTATGACACCGCAGGAAAGAGAAGCATATCGCATTGGATATGAACGTGGAAGACAGGAAGGACTTAAGAAAGCCTCGCTGCTCATCCAGTTGGCGGCATCAGACAGTAATGAATTTAAGGAGAGTATTCTTCAGAACAGCAAAGAAGCTATTGAGTTGAGAAAGATTTTTGCAGAGAAAGGAGAGTAAGATGGACGAACTTATTACAGTTAATTTTGATACACAGACAGTATCAGCAAGAGATTTATACGATTTATTATCGCAGGAAGATGGAGTCAAAGGTACAGAACGGTTTAGTAAGTGGTTTGAAAGATATTCCGGCTATGGATTTGTACAAGGCGTTGATTTTTCAACCCCGAACAAAAAAGTACGGGTTCAAATTGAGGGAACTAGAGAGGTTCAGCGAGAGGTAGATGACATTGATATGTCTGTAGATATGGCGAAACAAATTTGTATGTTGCAGAGAACAGAAAAGGGCAAAGAAATTCGTCAGTACCTTATCGATTTAGAAAAAGCATGGAATACACCGGAGCAGGTATTTGCCAGAGCATTAAAGATGGCAGATCAGACAATCAGCAGCTTAAAAGACAGATGCAAATTTCTTGGTGGACAGGTCGTGGAACAGCAGAAGGTTATTGAACAGTTAGAGCCTAAAGCATCATATTACGATCTGATTCTTCAGTGCAAAGATCTTATTGCAACAACTGTTATAGCTAAAGATTACGGAATGTCAGCTAAGAAGTTTAATTCTATGCTTCATGACATGGGAATTCAGTATAAACAAGGAGATATTTGGGTGCTGTATTCAAAGTATCAGGGGCAGGGATATTTGAAAGCTAAAACGCACAATTATGCAGATGGTAATGGAGTGCAGCATTCTAAAGAGCATGCCTACTGGACACAGAAAGGAAGACTGTTTCTTTATGATCTTCTTAAGCAGGAGGGAATTTTACCACTTATTGAGAGTGAATATGTGGCATGAGGCATAACGACAGGAAGGAGAGTGAGAAGAATGAACCGATTAACGCAGTACATTATTAGCAAAATCGGTAAGTTAAGCATGAGATCGACTTGGAAGCACATGCATATGATCGTCTCTACTGGATTGATTTACGCCAGAGAGGCATTAAAAGCGATCTTGAAGATCTCAAAATACGAGTTTCCAAACTTGAAAAAGACCCGGCAGAGGAAAATTAATAGTTGTTAATTAAATGACATTTGTTAATCCCGTCTTCGGTTCCATCACACTTGATTTGGGAACGGAGCGGACAGTTATGAGAGATATCAACTTTTTCACCATTTATATCTTCATAGCAGTGAGTAATTGTTACTTCGCGCTTGGCGCGCGGACAATTTGTTGTTTCTTTTTCAAGCATTTGCACCTCGTTTCTTGCCGGGCAAATATTAAGTTTAGCATTGAGAAATTAAGAAATCAACAAGGAAAAGGAGAGTGAGAACGTGCCAAAAACTAACCTTGCACAGAGCATAACCAAGCGCCGTATGGATCATTTGTGCGGAATGCTTGCAGGCGGACGAGCACAGAACCATAAGAAAGCATCCGAGTTGGCACCGAAGTTTGGTGTTACGGAAAAAACTATTCAGAATTGGTTTAAGAATCCGGAGACCATGAACGTCGCGACATTCTATCGCATGTGCGATGAACTTGGATTGACAATTTCGGTTCAGTTTAAGGATATACCGGAGTAGGAAGGAGAAACGATGAAAATAGGAAACGTATTGATGGCGATCGGCTTCGGAGTGTTTCTGATCAGCGCATGCGCGCTTGACAGTGATGGTCTAGCAGGAATGATCATGTTCTGGTTGACACTCGGGGGCCTTTGGATCATGTGGCTTGGCTATGTGATCAATGATATCAACAAGCGCCGCAAGAAAACAAATCGGAGAAGCGAAAGCCTCCGTAAATCTGCATGAAGGGAGTAGGCGATGTATTGCTCAGTGATTACCACCTGCTTGAAGCGAGGCACTATACGGACCGTAAGGACACCCGACGTAAGGGGAAAGAGAATGAGGCGGATTTCCAGAGCGTGCTTGAAGCAGAACAAAAAAAGATGAATTCAGGCTTTGGTCGGCAGTGAATTCATCTTAATGGGGAATCGGATCCCTCGAGTTGAGGAGATTCGAAACAATACATTTGTATTTTAACCAATGGTTTCAGAAAAAGCAAGACGCCAAGAAAAAAATTGAGCATTCCAGATAATTATGATTTTTTTATTGCACATGAAGCCGAGATGGGGGCAAAGCTAGATAGCCAACCTGTGTGCGTATGTTGCGAAGAACCTATTCAAGACGATCATATGTATGACATCTATGGAGATATTTACTGTGAGGATTGTATGATCGCGCAGTTCCGGAGGTCGATTGACTGATGTATTACAGAGTATGTCAATTTTGTGGCAGTAATTTAGATCCTGAAGAACGGTGTGAGTGCCGGCAGGAGAGAAAAGGAAAAGATAACCGATTCATGGCACTTTTGGGGTGCGATGAAAACGGACAAATTATTATGAAAGTAGAGGAATTAAAAAGTGCAGGAAATTAATTTATCAGTACAGTTACAGAATGGAATCATTGAAGCAAATTTTGACAGTATCAAGGCTGCGTTATCAGCAGAACTTGAGACATACAAGGGTATGGTATTTACCGAGGAGTCGAAGAAAGATGCCAAGGATACCGTGGCATATCTTAGAAAATTCAGAAAAGCGCTGGATGATAAGAGAAAGGAAATCAAGAACGCGTATATGGCACCGTGCGATGCTTTCGAGGCACAGGTCAACGAATTGGAAAAGCAGGTTGATGAACCAATCAATTTTATCAATCAGCAGATCGCAGAGTTTGAGCGTAAGCGCATTGAGGAGAAACAGGCGCTGATCAAGAATATCTATGCAGATACTGCCGCGGAGCATGAAGAGGCGGCTACATATCTGCCATTGCAGAAAATCTATGATAGTCGGTGGGAGAATGTTACGACAACCAAGAAGGCAATCACAGAGGCAATTACTGATCGCATGGTTAGCGTTGAGAAGGATCTTGCTACTATCCGAGGAATGGAGTCTGAATTTGAGGATAAAGGCATTGAAAAGTACAAAACTACATTAGGTTTGTCAGATGCTATTGCGACCATGAATCAGTACCAGAAACAGAAAGAAGAAATCATTCGTAGAGAGCAGGAGCGTGCGACACGTCTTAAGAAAGAGGAAGCACGTAAGGCGAGCGAGCCGGTACAGGAAGAGGCGAAACCAGTACAGGAAGAGACAAAGCCAGAGTCAACAAAGCCGATTCAGGGACGTGTAAAGATCATTGAGCCAAAGACATCGGCGGAGAATGAAATGTCTGATTACATTGCTTACAAGATTGTTGCTGATCCATTTCAGCTTGCACAGCTTGAAGCTTATATGCGTCAGCATGACATTAAGTTCCGGAGGTCATAAGAATGGCAGAAGCTGCAAGGAAGAAAATGAATATCTATGAAGCTATTTCCAAGTGCATGGAAGAAATCGGTGCAGTTGGTAAGGATGATTTCAATTCACAACAGAAATTTAAGTACCGTGGTATTGATGCGGTAATGAATGCCATTAATCCTGCATTGGTAAAGAATCACGTATTTATTGTGCCGGAAGTATTGGATCAACAGAGACAGGAGCGAACCACAAGCAAGGGGGCAGTATTGATTTATTCTATATGTCGGATAAAGTATACATTCTTTGCCGAGGATGGTTCCTGCATTGAAGCAATAACGGTTGGCGAGGGCATGGATTCCGGCGATAAGGCGACCAACAAGGCGATGGCGGTTGCATTCAAGTATGCATGCTTTCAGGTATTTTGTATTCCTACCGCAGAGATGGGTGATCCGGATGCTGAATCGGCAGAGGACGTTGCGGCTATTCCAGAGTTTGAACCCGCGACACCAGAGCAGATGCATACAATGAGTGATTTTATCTCGGCATATGCGGATATGTGTGAAAATGCAGGTGAGTCTGATATATGGCAGAACTTGAGGGAGAAATATCATTTTGAAAAGGTGGGAGAAATTTCAAAGGATCTGGCAGACAAGATAATTAAACAGGTAGAGACTTGGTACATGAAAAAGAAAGAGATTGATGCCTGATGGAAACTACAGGAAAGTTGATCGGAGCGAGTCGGACATTTGACGGATGTGGCATCATCCTCACCTTCGAGGTTGATGCTTCGGCATCTGGTCAGATCGAGAGCATGAAGCAAGACGAACTGCTTCGAATCAAGGCGGTTAAGTATCGCCAAAAGCGTAGCCTTGATGCCAATGCATACGCATGGGTGCTTATGACCAAGATTGCCAATCATCCCGACATCTCTTCGAGCAAAGAAGAGGTGTATGAGCAGATGCTACAGAAGTATGGATCTATTTATGAAGATGATGGCGGGCATATCACCATCACGGTTAAAAAGACGGTAGATATGACAAAGGTGTCTGGTCATTGGAAATTCATCAAGGACAATGGAACATTCGCTTCGTATCTGATGATCAAGGGATCGAGCGAATATGATACTGCGGAGATGTCGCGCTTTATTGATTGTGTAGTTGCAGAGGCGCAGGAGCTTGGAATTGAGACTGCAACGCCTGATGAATTGGAACGCATGAAGCAGGAATGGGGTGCGGCATGAAGCGGTTGTGGAGTGTATTCACGGATGATATGGATCATTGTTATTTTACCGGCACTGCGCCGGTGGAGAGGCATCATATATGGGGCGGAGCGAATCGAAAGATCAGCGAGCAATATGGTTTTGTGATCCCGCTTCGCCCGGATCTGCATCCGAATGGAGCGCAGGCAGGAAAAAACGCTGCGGAGATTGATCTGCAGCTTAAGAAGATGTCACAGAGATATTTTGAGGAGCATTACGGAACCAGAGAGGACTTCCGGAGAATCTTCGGTAAGTCGGTATTGTGAGGTGAGAGGTTGATACAGATTGAGAATATTCCTTACGGACACGAGAATGCGGTGCAGCGTCCGGCAAATCCGTTGGAGGATAGAAAGCTGAGAAAAGAGATCGAGCGGGCGAACTGCAACGGTGATTGCATCATCAATGTGGGGCGCGGTTATTACAGGCCTGTTCCCGGGGACGCAACGGATGAAACGGAACTTCGGGAATATCTCGCAAAAGAGCTGCATCGGGCAAGAACTGTGCAGCGAAAGCGAATCAGCATGAAAATGACATTTGAGAGGTGGCGAGAAGTTGGAGTACTTATTGGTAATACCCACGAGGCTTAATAACCTCAACGATTACATAACTGCAGACCGGACAAACCGGTATAAAGGTGCTGCCATGAAAGCAAGGAATGAAGCACTTGTGAAAGTTGCTATCAAGCAGCAAATGCGAAGCATAAGGATCGAGCGCCCGGTGTATATGGAATACACTTGGTACGAACGCAATAAGCGCCGTGATTTGGACAATATATCGTCATTCGGGCGCAAGGTTATCCAGGATGCGCTGGTGCAGACGAGGGTACTCGTAAACGATGGCTGGAATGAGATCGTAGGTTTTTCTGATCAGTTCTATGTGGACGCTGCCAATCCCCGAATTGAGGTTCTGATCCGGGAGGTAGGGGACGATGGATAAGAGTAGTTTTGTTATGTATACGAAGTATCTCCGACATATCCAAAAGCTAACGATGGAACAACGAGGAATGTTGTTTACTGCAATATTAAGCTATGCATCCGATCAAGAGATGCCAGAGCTGGATGCTGCTACGGATATGGCTTTCAGCTTTATCCAAGAGCAAATGGATCGTGACAATGCAGCGTATACAGAGAAATGTCGGAAACGAAGTGAAGCCGGTAAGTTAGGTGGAAGACCTAAAGCAAATGCTTTTAATGAAAACCAAAGTAAAGCAAAAAAAGCAAATGGTTTTTCTGAAAAGCAAAATAACCCTGATACTGATACTCATATTCATTCTCATAATCAAGATGATGAATTAAAAGAAAAAAAGAATATAGATTCTCTTGTTGAAGCAAATAAGTTATTTGAACGTGTATGGAAGATGTATCCGAACAAGAAAGGTAAAGGCCAAGTATCGGATGCCCAAAAGAAGCGGCTACTCGCAATCGGGGAAGATAGGCTTGTTAAAGCGATTGAACGCTACAGTCTTGAATTGCAGAAGGACGCCGGCTGGAGGAATCCACAGTACGGTAGCACATTTTTCAACAGTGGATATGTTGACTATCTTGACGAGAATTATGTTCCAGGCAGAATACCGGTACCGGCAAAGAAGAATGCATTTAACAACTGCAATCCGCGAGATCACGATTACGGAGATCTCGAGAGCCGGTTGTTGAACAATGGGTTGCAACACCCGCCTTCGGGCGAAAGAAACACCTAACGCAAAGGAACGCGAGGAATACCGAATAGTTATCACGAGCCATGTTGGTAACCTTGCAGGGGCGGTTACACGCCCCGCTTCCCAGAGAGGATGAATGATTTGATTAAACAATGCATTATCTGTCACAAGGAGTTTGAAACGACTCAGCCAAGTACGAAGACGTGCGGTGATCGGGAGTGCCTGAGAAAGCGCAACAACGAGATCATGGCAAAGTGGCAGAGACGACATAGAGCAGAGACAAAAGAAATATTTAAGACCTTCTGTCCGGAGTGCGGAAAGCCGTTTGAGACGAGCAACGCAAGAAAGATTTATTGTTGCAGCGACTGCCAGATCGCGCACAACAGTCGCAAGAAGTACCAGCGCCGGACGAAATCGAAAACGCCAGCGAAGAGAAATCGGACGAGCCATCAGGAGCTTGTTGATGCATCGATGGAAGCACGTGCGGCGGGACTTTCGTACGGACAGTGGCAGGCGATGAAGGAAGGGAGATTGAAATGCTGACGGAAGAGTATATGGGATTCGCGGAGAGCGGACCGGTACCCAAGCAGAATGATCCGGAGGCGGTCAGAAGATTTCATGCGGTGCCGACAAACTACGGCAGCGGCCGGACGTGCAGTTATGGCGAAAAGACAAAAGTGTGTGATCCGAGCTGCCGGTTCTGGAACACCTGCGTTAAGGGAAAACACAGAGAGGAGAAGAAATGCACGGAGTAAATCAGAGAGAGCGGTTGATCCCGATGAGCGTGTACCGTAAGGAGCTTGCAAAGGCACGTCTCGGTGATAACATCGCGAATCACATGGGATATATATTTACAGCAATCTTGTATGACAAGTTTGATATGACTTTCAAGCAGGTCACGAATTTTTACAGTAAGACAGTGGAACGTCGGCAGGCGTGGCAGGATGAAGACAATGAAGACGTTACAAGCGAAAGCATGATGCAGTATTGTACGAAAAAGAAAATCGACGTGATCAAGTGGGTGAAGTCGATTCCGATGCCGCAGAAGTTGTACATGGCGGATATTCAGAAAGGGCGCGCGGTGCTTGGCGCAGATCGGAACATTGAGAGTGCGCTTGCATCTACGATGTATCTGACCATTCCAACATTGAAAGATTCTTACCGGTTCTCGAATGCTAAGATCGAGGGATTTATGAAATGGGTTGCCTTTTACATTGATTCCTATTGGCGCAAGCAGCCGAAGAGCAAGGAACATTTTCTGACGGATGAGATTATCCGGAATCAGTTCATCGAGGATGAGAATTGGGACATTGTTACAGGAAAGGCGGTGTAGATAAATGCAGTTTTTGGTGAGCCGATGTATTGATAAATTGGACCTGCGTAATAGCAAAACCTTAAATCCGATTAAGTGGTGGAAGAAAAATAAAGCCTATGCAATTCTTTTAGTTATCCTTGTGCTGTTGGATATACCAAAATATTTGCTCGTACAGCTGATGAAGATTATTTGCTTTATTCCGTATGCCATTTATGAAAAGTTGGACGAGTTTTATTAAAAGGGAGGATGCTAATGTCCCTGAATGTGATTAGAAGCCTTTGTTCTCTTCCAGCAACGGATTTGAATTTCACGGCAGAATTAAAACGTGCAACGTCAAATCAGATCCGGCTTGCAATCGAGATGATGAAACAGAGCGGTGGCAAGAACAAGGGCAGAATAGCAGCGTGCAAGCGTGAGTTGAAGAGGAGGGACAAAGCACATGGAGAGATTAACTGAGAGAAATCCGTTGTGGATCGATGATGAACTGTGGGAAAGGGCATGTGAACCGGATTGCGAAGAAGTAGATGCCGTATATCGGAAACTCAAAGACTATGAGGATGCCGAGGAGCAGGGATTACTTCTGCGGTTGCCGTGTGGAATTGGCTCAGATGTATATATAATTCCTAGCAAAATCAATTATGAATTAAATATTTTAAGTCTGCACCCGGAGAACAACAAAGTTTATCATCAGAAAGTAGCCTTGATTACTTTTACAGAAAAAGGATGGTACATGGAGTGTGATAAGGATCGAGAATATGCAACAGACCGAATCCTGTCAGAAAAAATGTACAAGGAAACCTGGTTTTTATCACAAGAGGAAGCCGAAGCCAAGCTGAAAGAAATGGAGAAAAAGGATGCTTAATGAAATTTTCAATGTGATGAAATGCTTTCCGAAGAGTTATATTACTCAATTTGGAGAACTTATTTTATCAGACAAAGGGAATGTATATTTTATAGCAAAAGACTGTAATACACAGAAAGATATTATCTGTAAACTTTTAGAGTGGTGTTCCAGACCACTTGCAAAGGGAGAACCTTACCGCCAAGAGAAGAGAAATAAAGAATGGAGGGAATCACTTCTTTCTGGATACAATGAATATCTCGGAACACAATTCACGCAAGAGGATATGTACTGGATTTACGATAAACTCGGAAACGCAGTCAATCACGAATTGACGTTGAAATTTATTACAAGCGGATATGATTTGAAGCTTGTATATCCGGAGAAAGGAGAAAGTCATAGAGAATAGATATTTATTTCGTGCAAAGCGGATTGATAACGGAGAATGGGTGGAAGGAAACCTTATTCAAAATCCGTTTTTTAAAGGAGCGCGAAGTTGGATTTCATCTGAGCAAGAAGATAAAACACGATTAAGGTCAATATCTAGAACTCAAGCATTATGGAACTCTATTGAAGTAGATTCATCAACAATCTGCCAATGCACCGGACTTAAGGATAAGAACGGCAAGCTGATTTGGGAGAACGACATAGTAGAAACTCAGTATGGAAAAGCCGTTGTTGTTTGGGATAAGTCAGAATGGAGAATCAAATGGATTGATGACCTTATCTGGAGAAAAGATTTACATTATTGGGTGAATGATAATAGCTGGAGAATTGAGGTTATCGGCAACAAATTTGACAACCCGGAACTGTTGGAGGTGCAGGAATGACGATTGATGAAGCAAAAATATTTATTCAAAATGCTATGGAACAATCAAGAAATGCATTGGCAGAGTTGATGTTAATAATGCCAAAGGTATTTGCGGTTAAAAGAAAGAGCCTTGGTGAGTATTACAGCAATTTAGAGAATTGCAAAAAGGAAATTCAGGCATGTGAAATAGCTGTAAAGGCACTGGAAGAAGTACAACAGTACCGCGCAATCGGCACGCCGGAGGAATGCTTGCGGAACAAGGATTTCTTGGATTTTATTGCGGACAAGATGAACCCGAACGATTTTGAAACATACTTGCGCTTATACAATGCGTTGGAAGAAAAGGGGTGTGAATAATGAGTGAAGAATTGAAACCATGCCCGTTCTGCGGACACAGTATAGATATTGAAAAAGATGTGTATGAACCGAGTAGGGATTGGCACCCGACATTTATTGACCCAGATAGTGGTGGCGACCCTATTAACATCCATTGCGAATGTGGTTTAGAGTTTTGCACTGGTACATATGACTGGGACGAATTTGTGAAAGCATGGAACAGGAGGGCGAACGATGAGAAGATTGATTGATGCAGATAAACTGATGCAGGACATAAGAAATACAATTACAGAGCAATCAAGCACTATTGATTGGCTGAATCTGATTAATCGGCAGCCGACCGCCTATGATGTGGATGAGGTTGTGAAGCAATTGGAAGAAGTTAAAAAGAAAAACACAGAGATAGCGTTAGACGATCTACAAAAAGAAAGATGTTTTTGGTACAAGCAGGCTGTGGATAAAGCAATCGAGATTGTGAAAGGTGGCGGTGTAGATGCGAAAACCGATTCCTAAATCTGTTAGAAAATTGGTGTACCAAAAATACAACGGTCATTGTGCTTATTGTGGCTGTGAAATACCGGAGAAAGGCTTTAATGTAGACCATTTGCATTGCCTTAGATATTATGAGCACACCGAAGAATTTACCGGAATTGACGTACACGACATAAGCAATCTGATGCCGTCTTGTGGTTCGTGCAATCGCTACAAGTCAACAATGGATTTGGAAATATTCAGAGAGGAGTTACAGAAGATACCAGATAGGCTGAAAAGAGATGTGTGTACATACAATATTGCAGTCAGGTATGGCATGGTGCAGGAAAACAGAGAACCGATAAAGTTCTATTTTGAGAAGGTGGGTGAAACGGATGCCTAAATGGAATGCAAGTGTAGGATTACAACTTACGATTGACTATGAAGATATAGAGGCAGACACAGAAACAGAGGCTATTCAAATTGCGAAAGACAGAGCATTGGAAGATATTGATTATAGCAACTGTGAGTGCGATACTTCCGATCCAATCGTATATTGCTGTTACAAGGAGGATTCGGATGAGTAGAGAATTACCGATTTTATTTGGCACCGAAATGGTTCGGACGATTCTGGACGGGAGAAAGACCGTGACAAGGCGATTAGTTAAATTCCTTTCGAGAAAAAATCCAAATTGGACAGGGTATGTTAAGGATGGATTGATGCTTTATAACGGAAGGAATGAGCCGTGTATCAAAAAAGCACCATATCAGCCGGGCGACATATTGTACGTGAGAGAATCGTATTCGGAATTGTCCTTTGGATATGTATATAAGGCCGACGGGGAGAATATTGACCATCTTGGAAATGTGATAAAGTGGCACCCGTCAATCCACATGCCGAAAGAAGCCGCTCGTATCTGGCTTAAGGTTACGGATGTTAGGGTGGAGCGGTTGCAGGAGATGTGGGCGAGCGATGCGTCAAAAGAAGGGCTACAGTTTAATAAACCAACAACAGCCAATGAAATGTTGCAAGCATTTGCCGAATTATGGAACAGCACAATCAAGAAATCCGACCTTGACCGCCACGGATGGGATGCGAATCCGTGGGTTTGGGTTATCGAATTTGAGCGGTGCGAGAAGCCGGAATAAGCGTTTTAATAAAATTGTTGATTAAAGTCAATATTTTTTGTAATTAGTTGTGATAAACAATAGCATAAGTAAAACCCACATGCGATATTCTGACATCGCATGCGTAAGTAAATCGAAAGGAGTAAGAGGTTTGCTGGCCAGCGTGAAAGAGCTCTTTACTCCGAAGATAATAATGGAATCAGTAAAAGAAAGAATGGAGAGAATCGGGGCATATGCAAAGATTGCTTCATTCATGCAAAAAGAGAAACAGGACTATGCATATAAGAGGAAATACGCGCAGATCAGAGCCGAAGAGTTCAGATCAGAGTGCGATAGGCGTGGACTTAATTGTCATGTATCAGTAGGTGGATTGGATAGCATCATTCTATACATGTTCTTGCATGAGGTGTGTCACATAGATGTGCCTGGTGTATCGGCTTCGACACTAGAGGATGCGAGCATCCAGAGAGTACATAAGGCAATTGGAATTATAAATGTGCCGCCTTTGATGCGAGAGGATGGCACACGATGGACAAAACCAAAGGTCATACAGGAATTTGGATTTCCTGTTATATCCAAAGAGATTGCCGGAAAGATAGAACTTCTTCAGAATCCAACGGAGAAGAATAAGACCGTCAGACATGCCATTATAACCGGCGAAACCGGAGAATATGGTGGATGGCAGAAGAATTCGAAGATGCAGCTCAATCAGCGATGGTTGAAGCTGTTCGGTGGATACGAAAATGAGACGGAAGGATGCGACTTCCAGAAGCCGGATTTCCTAGTATCAGCGAAATGCTGTTATTACCTTAAAGAAAAGAATTGTGACGATTGGGGTAAGGAGCATAATAGTGTGCCGTATTTGGGATTAATGGCATCCGAGGGCGGCAGACGCGCCAAGAGCCTACGGATGAATGGATGCAATTACTTCGGGGCATCCACGATCAGATCAGCGCCGTTTGCAATATTCCACCGGCAGGACATTCTTAAACTTGCCTTGGAGATGGACGATCTCTGGAAGAACGGATTAAAAGAGAAGTATCGTGATGATGGAATCAAGGCGGGGATAGTAACGGAAAGTTTTCAAATGCCGGATTCGTTGATACCAGAGATTTACGGCACAATCGAGAAAAAGCCGGACGGTACGTTGTATACAACAAAGGCGCAGCGAACCGGATGCAGCATGTGCGGTTTTGGCATTCACATGGAAAAGCGCCCACATCGGTTTGATTTACTTTATGAGAGCAATCCTAAGGAATGGGATTATTTGATGTTTCATATGTGTAAAGACAAAGATGGGAATGATTATGGATGGGCGAAAGTGCTGGACTATATCGGTGTCGGATGGGATCCGACAACCATCGGTGGTAATTGCAAGGGGCAGATGAGCCTAGAAGATTTTATGTAAAGGAAGGAGATTACAAATATGGAAACAGGTGCAAGACCAAGAGGAACTGATGGCGCAAGAGTTATTCAGGTGATTGAGACAAAATCGCTTAGGGGAAGTGGGTTAAACGAGAAGGATAAGTGCAGAGAGGTAAAACAATATTGGAGTTTTGAAGGAGTGCTATTGGCTGAGAATGATCCGTGCACAAAAGAAACAGAGTAGTTTCCTACTCCGTTTTCTTACGTGCTGATTGTTTGGTTTCATCAATGCCTATTATATCAGCATAGAGAAGCTCTTGTTCATGACGGTTGATATACCATTGTTCAAGAAGATGCTCTATAAGTTTGATAAGCTTTTGCGCCTCATCTGGATCTATATCAACAATTAAGTTAATATCCTTTTCCATGTGGGCACCGATATTACCAATGCGACGAACACCGTCAATTACACGCCATTGTGTGGCTGGTATTTTATTTTCAAGCTCTCCAATAGCTTTTGAAAGATTGGTTTCTTTTATATCCCAAAAGTCACGAATCATTCCTTGGAGACAACGTCGCGATAATGTCGCAGATGCCTTTGGACTTAAATTGACGATGGAACATGCCTCTTCATAATCTTGACGAATTGCTTCTGGTATGTAATCTGGAAATTGTTTTGCCAGTGATTGGGGCTTAAGAATAGTGTTGATATCTTTAACTGATGGTCCCACTCCTTTCGCAAAAACAGTATATCGATTGCAATTAGGACATTTATAAAAACTAAGTTCTATGTTTGAATAAGTGTTTTCCGGCATACCGCGTGGATACTCATATCCGGTATGGGACTCGAAACTTACATTTCGTTTACATAATGTATCATCAGAGATTGCCATAGAAGATGAGCAAAACGGACATTGAAAGCTAGACATAATTACCTCCTATAAATTAAAGCTTGCTATTATTATACAGCAGTAAAAATAAATCTACAACTATAGAAAGGAGCCGAACCTCCGGCCGGGGTAACGATATATCGGGTTCCTTTGAAAAATGGGAAATTTAGATAAATTCAATTATGAATGTGAAGGACAAATTGAAATGTCCGAGTATTTAGCATCACAGGTAAAGCGTGGATCTGTGATGGACTTGACGAGTTGGATTAACAGCCAAGGGAAGGCACAGTACACGCAGATAGGCGAAGTAGTGAGTGATGCATACGAAAGGTATAAGGATGACGCTGATGTGGTAGACAGACTAACCAATGCAGTATCGGTGTATGTGCTGAATCAGTCAATGGGATATATGAAGTATTTGAGAAGTGAGAGCGAGGTGTAGATCGGTGATTAACGGAGAACTTATAGTAGATAATTTTGCCGGTGGCGGTGGTGCTTCCACGGGAATTGAGATTGCTACCGGATATAGTGTGGATATTGCGATCAACCATGATCCGGAAGCAATTAAAATGCACAAAGCAAATCATCCGAATACAAAGCATTACTGTGAGAATGTATGGGAGGTTGATCCGGTAAAGGCCTGTAATGGGCATCCGGTCGGTCTTGCATGGTTTTCACCAGACTGCAAACACTTCTCTAAGGCTAAAGGCGGAAAACCGGTAGAAAAGAATATTCGCGGTCTTGCGTGGGTTGTGCTTAAATGGGCGGCGCTTGTTAGACCAAGAGTTATTATGCTTGAAAATGTGGAAGAATTCCAAACATGGGGACCATGTATTCCAATACGGGATAAAGATACAGGACGCGTTATTGTGAATATGGCAGGAAGGCATGATCGAGAGAAGAATGAGCCGCGTACAAGAGTCGCAGATCCAGGAGAAGTTGTTCCTGTGGATCGCCAGATATTCCAACCAGATCCTAAAAGGAGCGGTCAGACATACAAAAAATGGAGAAAGCAGCTGGAAGCACTTGGATATGAGATAGATACAAAGGAACTTGTAGCAGCGGATTACGGCGCGCCTACCATGCGAAAAAGATTTTTCATGATTGCCCGATGCGATGGCCGCTCTATTGTCTGGCCGGAACCAACACATGGACCGGCAGACAGTGAAGCGGTCAAAGCTGGACTCGTCAAATCTTATGTTGGAGCATACACACAATTGGATTTCTCACTACCGTGTCCGAGCATCTTTGATACGTCAGAAGAAATCAAGGAGAAGTATGGTGTCCGTGCGGTGCGTCCGCTGGCACCTAAAACAATGGATCGAATCGCAAGAGGATTGAAAAAGTTCGTATTAGACAATCCGGAGCCGTTTATTATCCAATGCAATCATGGTGGAGAGCGTAGACAAAACGACATCAAAGAGCCTTTACCTACTATTACTGGAAAACACGGATATGGAATTGTGGAACCTAAGATTGTTCCATATATGGGAACCAATACAACAAATCATCCAGGTGGAAATTGTAAAAATCCTATACATACAATTACAACAGGAAATCAACAGTGCCTTATCAGCCCAACGCTGATTCAGTATCATTCCGAAACATCGAAGGATGAAGTCAGAGGGCAATCGATTGAAGAACCGATTATGACCGTGGATGGTTCGAACCGATACGGATTGGTCACATCATTTTTGAGCAAGTTCTATAAATCGGGAATAGGTCAAGACGAGAGAGAGCCGTTACACACGATCACAACATCTGCCGGTCACTTTGGCGAGGTTAGAGCGTTTCTAATCAAATATTACGGAGATGCCACAGGGCAAGACATCGAAAAGCCACTTGATACAGTTACCACTAAGGACAGATTTGGTTTAGTTACCATTGAGGGTGTAGATTATCAGATCGTAGATATCGGGCTTCGTATGCTGGAGCCAAAGGAACTGTATGGATGCCAGGGATTCCCAGAAGATTACATTATCGATCATGATTATACCGGCAAGACATATCCGAGAAGCGAGCAGGTGCGGCGATGCGGCAATGCAGTTTGCCCGCCGATACCTGCAGCATTGGTCAAAGCGAACTTGCCGGAGTTGTGTGTGGCAGAGCGTACACCAAACATGATGATTAAGGCAGAGCAAACCGGACAGCTCCGGTTTGCGTAGCCTATAGCCTTAGGAAAGGAGATTTATTTATGGTAAGTAAAACAGACAGATATATCAGAATATACACAAAGACAAATCGCTTTTCATTTGTCTTTGGAATCGGACAAAGATATGGGCTAAACGGCGGCGTTGAAGTATACCAAAACTTCGATTGGTGGCATTTGAACATTGGCTTTATGGTTATTAAAGTTTTTGTGACAGTATGCTTTAGATGGCGAGTGTTCGGGTGCGGATATAATCGAAAAGATAAGAGCGATATTTACGTTTAAACGGAAAGTCAGAAGCAGCACATTGACAATTGAATATTGAAAGACGGAGCTGTATAATTTATATATTATTTTATGGGAGGAACATTATTTATGGCAAGAATATCTGAATATGTGGATGACAATTGGGACATGAGTGAAGATACAAAAACTTGCATGTTTTGTGGAGAACATTTAGAAAAAGGTGGATTTTGGGTAGGAGAAAAAGAAGTTGGATGCTGTAAAGAATGTGCGCCTTGGTTAATTGCGCTATTTCTGGATACAATGTTGGATTATGGGGAATTAGATTTGTCAAAGCCTATGGATACATACGAGAAAGTAAAAGGGTATTGTAAAAAACAAATTGATAAGAAAACCGGATTATTGATGCAAAATTTAAAAAGACAATCAGAAGAAAGATAAAAAATACCAACCGTCAAATACGATGGTTGGTATTTTTTTGCGCAAAATTGAGAGGAGGGATGCCCGTGGATGAGAAGGAAGTATTCGAAATCTGCAACCAGGTAGATAGCTTCATCGCTGCGGAGCTGACAGAATCCATCGTGAGTGGGACGAGCTACGACATGTTGGAAGCGCACCACGGCATTCTTCCGATCAGCAGGAATTGCTTTTACAGGAAGCGGAGGATTGTGCAGCGGATCATGAAGCAGAGGTTGGGGCGGATTGTTGAAGAGCAGAATGGGCAGTTGAGGATGGTGTGGTAGAAATGCTTTATATTGTATGACTAAAATGCTATAATTATAATGTATGATTGCATAGAGAGGGTGGTCCAGAATTGGGCGATATTTTAAAATAAGTAGAGGTGAATTAAATGAATATTCTCATGTCAATTGTGAAAAATTCATACGAAATGAGTGATACCATAAAAGCCGCATTAATATCAGCTATGATTCCCGCTTTGATTTCTATTATTGGATTCATTGCAACTAATAGATCTGTAAAAAGAGATTTTAAGAATGAGAGCCTAAAGCAAAGGAACGAAATCGCTTTGAATAAAATGGCAACAATGCCAATGCGTATATTAGAATTGTTGGGAACAATTATTGAAACAGGAGGTCAAAACGAAGAATTAGCAAAAGAATTCGATGGTTTTATGAATGAAGTGTATGCATATGGATCTGAAAATGCAATAGCGCTTATTTCCAAGATACAAAAGGATAATATGTTTTTTGGCGATAATGTCGCTGATAGGAATTCGTATGAATTAATTGCTATGTATATACTGTTAGCCACACAGATAAAATATGATGTCACAGGAATAATCGTTAGTCCGGAAAAGTGGTATGAAATGAGGATAAACGATTATGAAATTAACAGGGAGAAGATGCGATTAGCCAACAATAATGTTGTAAAGATGTTTGAATTAAATAAGCGATTTTACATAAAGAAAATTCGATGATATGATAAGATCTTGGAAAGAGAGGTTATCTTTAGTGAGGCCTCTCTTTTTTATGCCCTAAATTGGTACAAATCCTCTGAAACCTTGCTTTATAATTATGGTATGAGGTTAGAAATATACCATTTGGCAGAGAGGAAGTGATTGTGTGGCAAACCTAAGAGGCAAGATGAAGAAACTACAGACGGCAATTATAAAGCGAGGCATGGTTGTAAAGATAAATCAGAATCAGTTCTACTCAGAGGATCAGAACCGCATGATCACGTCCTACCGCATCATTACGCCTGTAGAGTGCTATAACCAAGGTAAGAAAGAATGGAAGACAAAGGACTATGAGGTACTGAAGACTTGCTCAATGGTGGAGGTAATCTATTGTCTGTTAGATATCTATAAGGCGGTGAGCGGATGATGAAATGTAGAGAATGTGGGAAGATGCTGCCGCAGGAGCAGAGAATAGATATTTGTCTCGACTGCTCCAGGAAGAATATGCAGAAACTGTTTCGGGACGATCCAGAGCTGAAAGATGCATTTAAAAAGACAATAGAGGAATTAAGAAAGCCGGAGAATGTAAGAAAGATGGTAGATGGCGCTTGCCGTGTGGTAAATGCCATTAACAAAATGCGAGATGGGCGGTGATGGGATGAAGAAAGAACTCACACCGAAGCAGAAAGCATTTGCAGATGAGTATATAAAGAATGGTGGGAATGCAACACAGGCGTATATAAAGGCGGGATATAGTAAAAGGGGGGCGAGTGCGAGCGCAAGCAATCTACTAGCAAATTCTAGTGTATCAGCATATATAGCAAAACAGACTGAACGCATCGAAAAGGAGCAGCACCGCGACATTATGAGCCTTGCCGACATCCAGGAGCGTAGAAGTAAGATCGCAAAAGGCGAGGTCGTAGACGGCTTGGGATTCGCTCCGGATTTCTCCGATCAGCTTAAGGCTATGGATGGCTTGGAAAAGGCACTGACCATAGCAGAAAAGCAGAAGATCGAGCGCGAGGAAAAGGAAAAGCGCGAGAAAGCACCACTCTGGACCGTACCGATCACGGACATTACCTCCGACTTCGTAGAGATCTACCGGACGGTGCATGAGGCGTTTGTCGGCGAGATAGATGTGCATGAGATCGTGTCTAAGGGAGGCCGAGGATCCATTAAGTCGAACTTCTGGGGAGCGATGGCGTACGAGACTATCCGGCAGGATCCGCAGGCGCATATTGTATATACCAGACGGTACAAGGTAGATCTGCGAGGATCTGTATACAATCAGTTCATGAAGACCGTGATCCGTTACAACGATGTTGATAATTGGGATTTCAAACAGTCCCCGATGTGCGCGGTATATAAGCCGACCGGACAGATGGTTATGTTTGTGGGAGCGGATAAGCCCCTCAGTTTGAAATCGTTTAACGTGCCTTTTGGCTATGTGAAGCTGCTGATCCATGAGGAGTGCGACGAGATGGCAGGCGTGGAGCAGATGGATAACATTGAGGATACATTCCTTAGATCTGATACACCCGCACTTGATATCAAGATATTCAACCCGCCGAAGTCAAAGAATAACTTCATGAATCAGTACGTGGAAGAGTGCCGGAACAAACCACAGACAAGAATATGCCACAGTTATTACTATAATGTGCCGGTAAAATGGCTTGGTAAACGATTCTTCGAGCGTGCGGAATGGTTCAAGGTGCATAAGCCGTTGTACTACCGCAACAATTACCTGGGCGAAGTGACCGGAACCGGCGGTGGTATCTTCGATAATGTGGAAGAGCGGATTATCACGGATGCAGAGATCGAGAATCTGCCGTTTCTCTATTATGGCTTGGACTTCGGTTTCGAACATCCGCAGACATTTGAGGTTGCGTACTATGATGAGGATGCAGATACGTTGTATTGCGTGGCAGAGGTATTTGCCAAGCGGTGCAAGAATAGTACATTTGCGCGGAAGATTAAGAAGTACATTGAAGAGGAGATTATCTGTGATTCTGCTCGCCCTGATGCTATCGCTGAGATGCAGGATTGGGGATTTAATGCGATCGGCGCTAAAAAGCGCTGGGGATCCGGCAAAGGTAGAGACTACTGTTGGGAGTGGTTGCAGCAGACCGCAAAGATTGTGGTTGATCCGGAACGATGCCCGCACCTTGCGCATGAGTTGACAACATTGGAGCATGAGCAGTTGGCAGATGGCAGCTTTTCGGACGCTTACCCGAAGATTGGCGAGGACTGTACAATGGCACTGATCTACGGATTGAACCGTGTGATTATGGAGAGCCGGCGCAATAATGGACTGTATGATGATGAGATAGATGAAGACGAGGAGGAAGAGGATGATGCAGAGTACGAAGATTAATGTACTTGGGACAGAATACGCAATCATTGTTGAAGAATTTGCAGATAATGATATGGATGGCTATTGTGATTCCACTTGTAGAGAAATACATTTGCGATCAGATAATATAAATAAAGTTGGAGATTTTGAACGAGCACAGAAAAAAGCATTACGACATGAGATAATTCATGCCTTTCTTTCAGAGAGCGGGTTACAATCAAACTTCCAACACTGTGAGCAATACGGACATGACGAGACTATGGTCGATTGGATATCTATTCAATGGTACAAGATAGCAGCAGTGTATAAGCAACTTGGCATTTAAGGCGGTGACATATGAACATATTCACACGAGTAAAGGAGTTTTTCATGAATTTATTCAAAACAAGCGCAGAGAAAGAATTTAATGTTGATATCATCGCATCGGATCTGATGGAGATTGCACAGACTGAGTGGCAGAATATCATCAAGGGCAGACCGTATTGGATCAGTGAGAATGTGCATACAATCAATTTTGCGAAGTTCTTGTGCTATTACACAAGCAAGAAGACGTGCCTCGATCTGAATGTGACGATCGCCGGAAGCGACAGAGCGGATTATATTAATCAGTGTATTAAGGCGATGATCCAAAAGTCTATCCGTGATAAGGTGGAAGATGCGTGCGGTGCAGGCGGCATCATTATCAAACCGAACGGCACATACAATCCAGCCGGCGCGATTGATTATGTAATGCCTGGTAGCTTCGCTGTGACCGAGAAGAACAGCAACGGAGATATTCTCGGTGTGATCTTCATTGATAGGAAAATCAAGGGTGATGATTACTATACAAGATTGGAGTATCAGCACTTCACAACTTCGGTTGCAGATGATGGGGATAATGCCGGCAGAACATACACCATCGAGAACAAAGCATTCAAGTCGCAGGGAAGCGATAGCCTCGGCAGGAGCATCAATTTGACAGAAGTGCCGGAATGGAAGAATATACCGGAATCAATCAATATCTCCAATGTTGAGAAGCCGTTATTCGGTTATTTCAAGATGCCGTACAACAATACAATCGATTATGCTTCGCCAGAGGGTGTGGCAGTATTCGCAAACTGCCTGGAGGAGCTGCGCAACCTTGATGTGGCATGGAGCAGGAAAGACGGCGAGGTCGATGATTCGCAGCATATCACATTCATCAATGAAAATGCACTGATGAAGCGCGATAAGAACACCGGAGATAAGAACAGAGTAGAATTGCCGCGGTTTGTTAAAGGTTTGAAGCATGGAGTGGATGCATCAAATACGATTGATGAGCACGTGCCTACAATGCTGACGGATCAGAGAGTTGCAGATATCAATTCGATTCTCTCCATGATCTCCACCAAGGCAGGATTCTCTCAGGGACAGTTTGTACTTGATCGCAAGACCGGTATCGCAACCGCCACAGAGATTGAGAGTGACGATAGCGAGACGGTAGAGACAATCACAGATATCCGGAATGCATTAAAGAGTGCCATCAAGGATCTCGTCTATGCTATGGACAAGTATTGCGATGTGTTCTTTGACATGCCTAGTGGATATGTCAACGTGCTAGACGAGGATGTGGCGGATGAGGATATATTCTACTTCAAGGATTTATTGGCTTCGTTTGAGCAGGACAGACAACGCGCATATCAGCTAATGGTACAGGGCGTGTATAGCAAGCGCAAGTATCTCAAAGAGTATGAGGGATTCAATGATAAGGAAGTCGATGAAATGTTTGCAGAGCGTGACGCGGAGAATGCGAGCGACAACAAAGATGGACTATTTAACGAGGAATAGGAGGAAAAGGACATGGCAGTATCAACTATGAACATTTTGGTTATTTGTGTGACAATCGTGGCATTGGCGATTATCAATCGATAAGGAAGTGATTATATGCAGTACAACAGGACTGTGGGATGCGTGGAGATACATATAGATACCAAGCGCATTGATGAGAACCTTAGGAGAGCACAGGATCTGCTAGATGCACGTGTAAGAGACGATATGATGAATTATATGCCATATCGGCAAGGAGATTTACGTGACAAAACACAGATTATTCAACCTGGATTGATTGAGACAAATACAGTATATGCTCATTATCAGTATATGGGAGAACTGTATCTGACAGAGGATGGACGTTCATTTGCACATGAGCATGAACATAAATATCCGACAGGAATGCCGCTGCATTATAATATGCCAGGAACGTCAGATCATTGGTTTGAACGCGCAAAAGAGGCTCATAAGAACGAATGGGTTGATATAGTGAAAAGAGAGGTAGGCAAAGGATAAGTGCTAGAACCGGAATATTTCTATGGAAAATCAGATAAGATGGTTGAAATGTACCAGGCGCTCGAAGATTGGATTTTACGCGATATAGCAAGCCGGTTATTGAAGAGCGGAGATTTATCTGGAACTGCCGACAGAGAACTATGGAAACTCGAACAAATGGGACTGCACCGGCAAGAGATCATCAAAAGATTGTCGCAGCTGACCGGAAAGAGCAGAAATGAGATCCGGCGCTTGTTGCAGGACAGTGCCATGACTTCCTTTTCCAATGATAGCGAAGTACTTGAAAAGGTGGCGCAGGTTGTTCCGCTTCTACAAAACAATGATGTGATTCAAGCTTTGAATGCAGAATTAACAAAGACAATGGGCGAGTTGGGAAATCTTACAAGAACTACTATGATGCAATCCCAGAGAGATTTGCTTAACATGCTGAATGAGGTTGATTTCCGTGTGGCTTCGGGGTTACAGTCCTATAGTAGTGCAATTTGCGAAGTCCTTGATAGATATGCCGAAAGTGGCGTTATGGTCAATTATCCGACCGGATCACGCAGATCTCTGGAGGCTGCGGTTCGGTGTTGCATTGTCACTTCAATGAATCAGACTGCAGCGGAGGTCACCAATCAATATATTATTCAGCATGGTGTAGAGTATGTGGTTGTATCTCAGCATTTAGGCGCAAGATATAATCCAAAGGATCCTACCGGAGTATCGTCGCATGATTGGTGGCAAGGAAAAACATATAAGATACATGGTAGCGAGCCGGGATTTCCGAACCTTTTAGAGAGTACAGGATATAACATCGATTTTGAGGCTAAAAGAGGCGTATGTGTCAATATGCTTGGACTTCATGGGTACAACTGCCGGCATTCTCACGGTCCGTGGTATAAGGAACTAGGAGATCGCGCATTTCCAAAACTCGATAAGGAAGAGAGCCAAAAACGGTACGATCTGGAGCAAAAGCAAAGATATTTCGAACGTGCTGTTCGAAAGACTAAGAGACTGCTTTTGGTAAAAGAGCAGGAACTAAAGGCTTTCCCTGATAACCCAGATATTCAAAGTGAGTATGATAAGTTGTCTTACAAGCTTAGAATGCAAAACGGACAGTATGGCGAGTTTTGTGCAGAGAATGGATTGCAAAAGCAGTATGATCGCGTCAAGGTTGCCGGATTCAAGAGGAAGCAGGCGGCAAAGGCGAATGGCAGGGCAACGGCTTATGGCAACACCAAGACTAAAACCGCAAGATCTACAGGTGTCAGCAAGAAAGTATACTATGATTCCAATAAAAGCTATAGGATTGATCTGCCCGAGACTCCAAGTGCGGTGAATGATGGATTAAGCAAAGCCGCCGCGGAAGTAGCGAAGTTGGGAAGCGATACCATGTGGGAGCATTGTAAACTTGTAAATTTAAAAACAGGTAAAATTGAGTTTTCTACAACGGATCAAGAATTTTCGCAGGTTGGTGGATTTTATAAGCACGTATTGGAAAATGAGGGCGAAACATATGCTTTTATACACAATCATAATACTGCCACGAAGCTTTCGCTTCCCGACTTGCAAATATTGGCGGGCGATGACAATATTAAGGTGATTGCAGCTGTAAGAAATGATGGTATAATATCATTGGTAGAAAGTAACGGAACGGTTACAAATGAGTATTTACCGATTTATTACGAGAAGCAAATAAACCAATATATCAAAGAACATGCGAAGGAATATGGAGCAGATATCAGCATAAAGGCAGAAGAATATGCGGTTGAGCTGGCTGCTCGTGAATTTGGAAAAGGAATGGTTATATATGGAAATCAACGGAATTGATGTAAATACAAAACTAAGGGATATTCCAAATCTTGGTATCCTTCTGGATTATCCTTTTGTGCGCGATGAAATGACATGGGGAGAATACTTAGAAGAAAAGGAGTACTATGGTAAACATTATAAAGAGCATTGGCTTGGAACCTATAAACCGTTATGGAAACAACGAGAAGAAAGAGCGTGATACTTTATAAGACAATGAAAGGAATCAAGGATGTAGTTCCTGCAATATAGAATTTTGGTACAAATGAAAGTCAAATCTGTTGTAATATAATAGTGCAGATGGCATTGACGTTTGCACTACTCCTCTTTTAATTAATGTGAAAAGAGCCTTGAAATATAGGCTCTTTTTGTATGCTCAAAATTGGTACAAATCTTTTATATTCCCATGATAAAATTATATTGACAAATGAAAAGCACCGGACGGAGCGTAGGAATCCGCCCGCTAACCTACAAGAGTTATAGGATGGTCGATGAGGCACGTCCTGTTTGTGGGCGTGTCTTTTCTTTGTGTCGGTATAGAGGGAGCAACTAATCAATTGGGAGCATTGCCGCAGGTTCGAATCCTGCAATGCCGATTGCCAGCTATGGATCAAATAGCAACTCATTCGCGCCGGGCTGACCGGATTAAAAACTTTTAAGAAAGAGAGGAACTTGTAAATGAATATTATCGACAAACTGAAATCTCTTGGTGTTGAGATCACACCAGAAATCGAGAAAGCATTTCCAGGGGAATTCGTATCGGATCTGGAAGTCCAGAAGAAAAACGATAAGATTGCAACCCTGGAAAATGACAAGAAAGAACTTGAAACGAAGCAGGAGAATCTTGAAAAGGAACTGCAGACTTTGAAAGACGCTGCTCTGGATTCTGATGCACTCAATCAGAAGATTGCTGACCTGACTGCAACACTTGAGAACGAGCGTAAGGAACGCAAGGAGAAAGACGAGATCACAAGGATTGACGGACTTGTGACAGATTTTTTCGCAGACAAGCACTTTGTCAACGCTATTACGGCGGATGCCATCAAGAAGCAGCTCGTTGAGACACTTAATTCTGATGAGTCGCGTGGCAAGAGTATTTCGGATCTGTTTGATGCTATCGTCAAGGATGAGAAGGGCAATTACAAACCGGATATCATCATCGATGATAAGACATTCAAGGCGCAGCAGAACCGTAGTCAGATTGTGGGTAACAATTTTGGACAGCCGGACGGAGCGCAGCTCTCTATGGCTGAACTCATGAAACTTAAGAACCAGAACCCAGATATGGATATCACACCATATCTGAGAAGAGGAAAGGAGAAATAGTAAATGGCATTATTTGATTTAGTTAATTTTAATGGCGAAGTATTTGATGCTGCGGTGCGCGAGACACCGAATCTTCATTTGAATGAGCTGCTCCACTGTGGCGCTATTGTAGAGCGCAGCGAGTATGCTCCGATGCTTCCGGATCAGAAGGGCGGCAACTTTATCACAACACTGATTAAGGCGCGCTTATCCGGAAAGACCGTGAATTACGACGGCAAAACAGACATCGATACTGAGGAACGTGGAAATTATTCTATGGGACGTATCGTTGTCGGACGCGCACAGGGATGGACTGAAAAGGATTTCGTATCGGATATCTCTGGGGATGACTATTCTGCCGCAGCTGGAGAGGTTGCAGAGTTTTGGGACGATGTAGACCAGGATACACTTCTCAGCACACTCAAAGGCGTGTTCTCTATGAGCACCGGAGAAGGTAAGAACTTCGTAACGAAGCATACTTATGATATCTCTGCAAATGAGGATGGTACTTTTGGTGCCACAACGCTCAACACCGGTATGCAGGTGGCACTTGGAGACAAGAAAGCGAACTTCGCACTTGTTGTTATGCATTCTCGCACAGCTACCATTCTGGAGAATCTTAATCTCTTAGAGTACATGAAGTACACAGACGGCAACGGAATCGAAAGAAATCTTCCTCTGGCGACTTTAAATGGCAGAATCGTACTTGTAGACGATACCATGCCGACAAGACAGGTTGATGCCAAGTATGAGAAGTCTGCGGACACTACAGTACAGGAAGGAACGACCTACTACACTGTATCCGGCAAGGAGTATAAGGTTGTTGCTTCTCCGACCGGTAATCCGTCAGAGTCAAGCTACTACGAGAAAGTGTCTGATGCATACACAGAGTATACAACTTATGTTCTTGGAAACGGGGCAATCGAGTATACAAACTGTGGCGTAAAGGTTTCGTCCGAAATGGACCGTAATCCTTCAAAGAACGGTGGCGAGACGACTCTGTATTCAAGACAGAGAAAGGTCTTTGCTCCTTATGGTATCTCTTGGAAGAATACAAGTATTGTATCTCCGACTACCGAGGAACTTGAGGCTGGAACTAATTGGGAGATTGCTCATAACAATTCTTCTGATGCAAATGCTACCTATCCGATCAAGGCAATCAATATTATGCGAATCATTACCAGAGGGTAGTAGAAAGGGGATTCCAAGATGAAATACACCACGTATGACTTCTACAAAGAAAAATACTATGGGGATTCTATCGGGGAATCCCTTTTCCCAAAGTGGGAAGATCGCGCGGCAGATAAACTTGATCAGCTGACCTATGGACATATTGGCGATGCTGCCAAGGAAGAATTTGACGAGCAGATTCAGAAAGCTACATGCGCACTTGCTGATCTGCTCTATCAGATCGACTATAAGACAGTTCATGCGAATGATCCCAAGAACGGCAACGTTAAGTCGATGTCCTCCGGCGGTCAGTCTATCAGCTTTGGAAGCAACGAGACACTTGTTGATAAGGTGCTGGGGGACAAGACGGCGCAGAACCGGCTGTGTTACGACACGGTGTGCGAGTATCTGTCCGGCACCGGATTGCTTTATGCGGGGGTGGAGTGATGTTTATTAAGCGTTTGTTTTGCAAGCATAAGATGATGCCTTATGCGTATAGCGATGTCCGCACACACGGCAACCATTACACAAGACGGCATATCTGGAAGTGCACGAAAGGCAAGGAGTGTGGATGATGGGATTCGGATTGTTTTACAACGATACAGTAACACTGTTCAATCGCTTCTGTGATCCGGACACCGATAAGGAGCGATATTATCCTACGCTTTTAGAGTGCGTGAACCTGGTAGAGACCAAGGGCGCAAATGTTTCTAAGAGTGGAATGGATAGCGCAGACGCGGCAAAGCTTTTCGTTGATTTTGCCGACCTTAGTAAATTGGGAAAGCGTTACATGGATCCTAAAGCATGGGATGCGATACCGGAGGAAGAGAAGCTGAACTGCATCACGTTTCATCCGGCAGAGGATTTCTTCATCAAAGGAGATCAGACCTCGTTAGAATTGCCGGAATCAAGCGGCTACGAATGGGCGCGTGACAATATGGATGCGGTATACAAGGTTACCACAGTGGACAAGTATGAGGACATCATGCCTCATTTTGAAGTAGGAGGTGTGTGATGGAAGAAGTAGGGCATTTGACCGTGGGGGACGCGGAAAACGCGGCGGGCGCAGTGCTTGCGCTAGTGTTGCAGTATCCGGGTTTTCCCAAGACTTTTAAAGCGAACAACAAAACTGTGCGATGGAATACCACATCTGATGATTCAACATCGATCGGCATTTTCCCATTACAGGGCGCACGGTACATCAAGAAGTATGTAAGCGGAAACTACACCGCGCAGTTTCCGTATCAGATCATTTTCCGGAGCTCCCCAACCACAAACAAGACGTCTATCGATGCACAGACTGTGCTGGATAAGCTTGCAGAGTGGATGGAAGGCGCAGGCGTGGAGTTCAAGGATGTTCACATGCAGCTGGAAGCTATCAGCCGTACATCGGTTGTGTGTCCGGTGTATCAGGACACAAAGCAGGTCGGCTACGGCGTGAGCATGCAACTTAAGTATTTTTACAAGAAATAGGAGGAAGAAATATGGCATTAGATCGTACCAACATGGTGTCATTACTTGACATCGGAACATTGTTAGAATCCGCAGAAGATCTTGCCGAGATGGGCGATGGCTTTACGGAACTTACCGAAGATTGGGGACCGAATACGGATTCCAAGCAGTATGTAAATATGAAAAATGCATCAAACACAGTAAAAGGCTATGCACTTTCTATGAATCCGTCAAGAGATTGTTTGTCAGATAAAATGCAGACCTGCATTGACACTCTGTTTAAGGAATTCCCAACCGGAGAAAAGTGCAACTCATATTATTACCGATTCCGCAAGTCGGACATCAAGAACGGAACCGGAGATTGCATCCGTATTCCAGTTACGGTATGCCCTTCGAGCACAGGAGGAGCCGGCGGCGATACCCTTACATCATCTATTCAGATTAATGGAAATGGAGAAGTCGAACTTGGAACAATCACTATTGGTTCTGATGGCTCGTTTACATGGAAGGCAAAGACTACCGCAAGTGCAAACGTGAAGGAATAGGTGTTAATCAACAATTAGCATATTCGGGACGCGTACCTCTCTTTCGCGCCCCGAATTAAGAGAGGATGGTAATTATGGCAGATATTAGAACAATTACATTTGATGATGGAATCAAGACGATCGAGGTCAATAACCTCGAAGGAGAATTGATCACAGTGCTTCGTATCAACACCGCGGATGCTGCTACGGCAACGCGTTTTGTTGAGCTCGTGCACAATCTTGAAGAGGTGGTAAACCTCGGCGAGGATGATGTTAATTCTTATAGAGAAAAATACAAGGAATACGAGGGAGAGGAGTTCGACAAGCTTCCCGATGAAGTGCGGATGGATATCATCGTAGATGCCTCCAAGATGCGTATCGGTATCATTGAGGGAATGATCCGCGAGATTGATACTCTGTTTGGCAAAGACACGATCCGTAACGTGTTCCGTCAGAGCTATGAGATGCACGAGGACTTTGTTCCAGACGAAGATGCCCTTATTGATTTTGTGAATGCAGTAATGCCGGTGATGAGTGATCTCTTCCAGACACGAAATGAAGCAATCCGCAAGAAGTATTCACCGAATCGCGCGGCACGCAGACATAACAACAAGTACAAGGGTAAGAACAGGAACGTAAAGCATGAATAATATTCTCATCGATGAGCTGCCGACGGAGTGGCGCGGGTATCAAGTGAATACGGATTATACGATCGGCATTCAGATGCTGCAGGCGAAGTACGATCGGGAGCTTACCGACTATGAGAAAAGTGATATGTTCGTGTGGCTCATGTTCGCCGACGAGGATGAAAACGGAGAAGAGTATCTTCGCGATCATCCTCAGGGGGCTGAGCTTTCCGAGTGTGTAGTGTGGTTTCTCTCCGGCTGGTTTCACGATAATCCGGATCCGGACGGCGACAAGATGCGAACGGTCGATTATGACGTGGATCAGTGGCGCATCTATGCAGATTTCCGGCAGATCTACGGAATCGACCTCGCTGCGGGTCAATCCATGCATTGGTGGATGTTTTGCGGACTGCTTTGGAATATGCCGTACAAGTTATCAAGCTTCTTACAGGTTGCTGGTAAGCGACAAGAGAAACCGACAAAAGGATCAACGCCCGAGTATCGAGAAGCACTCAAGAAGGCACAGAAGATGTATGCGCTGGATCAGCCGGAGCAGAAGAAAGAGTACACCAAGGAAGAGACGGAGAGAATTGATGATTATGACCGCATGATGGCGGAAATACGCGGCAGGAAGTAGGTGAGTAGATGGCAAAAGCGGACGGATCTATTCTAGTTGACACTAATATTGAAACAAAGAAAGCAAAGCAACAATTACTGAGCTTAGAAAATAGATTGTCAAAATTCGCAAAAAAGGCATCTGCAATAACTGATGAGATGCGAAAAATGGAGTCTGCAAAGCTTCCTACGGATGAATTTGCAGCGGTGCAAAAGCAGATAGATGACACAACGAAAAAAATCAATGCGCTTAATGACCGTATGGAAAAATTTGTAGTCATTGGTGGAAAAACAGATAGCCGTGCTTTTAAATCGATGCAGTATGATTTAGATCAGTTAACTAAGACTCTCGAATCTGCGAAAGGTGAAGCTCAATATTATTTGGATTCGGGAACTGCGTACAAGGGTGTTGATGAGATTAAGGATTCTCCAGATTATCAGAAAAAGGCGGAGCAACTGTCGGAAATCAATGCACAGATGGAAGTTACGGCTCAGAAGATAGCCAACTTATCCGCAAATGAGAAAGAAGCAGCTGCAAGCGCAGATAATTTGGCGGCAAAAGGTCAATCGACCGCAAGTAGTGTAGAGGAGATGGTGGAAGAAGAGGAACGTGTTAAGCAAGAAGCTGATCAGGCAGACAAATCTACGCGAAATTGGTTAGATTCTTTTAAATCAAAAGCAAAGACTACAGGCGAGAAGGTATCTGGTTTAGCTTCAAAACTGAAATCCGCAGTTGGCGCATTCAAAAGTTTCCATTCTCATGGCAAGAAGGGAAGCAGCATGCTCAGCACCTTTGGCTCGCGTTTGAAGGGAATTGCCCTCTCAATGTTCGTGTTCAATTGGATTACGAAAGGCTGGAACGCCATGATTTCCGCCATCAGAGATGGCACACAGAATATTTATGAAGCAGATCAATGCACAGTATGTTAGCGTCCGACGCGAAAAGAAATGCCTTGTGACAGCGTGGTGTCCTGAGATTATGAGGTATGTGACGATGTATTGTTATGTGCCGGATGTAACTCCGATCGTTGGATATGCGGATGAAAAGACTATCGAATATGATGCATGGCGCATTGCTTTTACTGGATATGGCGGTGAGATTTTATGATAAGTGGCAAGAATAAGGAACTTTATTACACGAGTTCTATCGATAAGCAGCTTAATATTGAAGTGGTCGGAACGAGGATTGTGATCGACAATTCCATGCGTGAGCAAGACACGTTTACGCTTACAGAGGCATTGAATGACGGATCCGAGTTGAAGTTTGGATCATGTCTGCCGAATCAGATTTCGTTTATCGCGCATGATATGCCCGCCGGACTCGTAGGCAAGACGCTTCGCCCAGTTGAAACACTGGAAGGAAACGAAGATGATCCGTTTACATACGGCAAGTACAAAATTTTCTCTGCAGTTCCGACCGCAGATCGCACCAAACGTCAGATCACGGCTTACGATGCTATGTACGACATCCTCAATGCAGATGTGAAAACTTGGTATGCAGGACTTAGCTTTCCTATGGCACTTAAGCAGTTCCGCAATAGCTTTTTTGCGCATCTTGGAATCGCGCAGGAAGAGACCACACTTGTTAATGACTCTATGACAGTCAACAAGACTTTGGTCGCTTCATCTTCCGAGGGTTCCACGGTTACTGCCGAGGCTACGATCAGCGGTAAGACCATCATTGAAGCAATCTGCGAGATCAACGGAGCATTCGGTAATATGAACCGCGCCGGTAAGTTTGAGTATGTGATCCTGCCAAGTATCACGTCTGCATTATATCCGGCAGATGATCTGTATCCGCGAGATGATCTGTTTCCGTCTGATGCAAATACGGAGTCCATGACCGGACATTATTTCACATTCGATTATGAGGATTTTCAGAGTAAAGCGATTACGCAGCTGGAGATTCGCGCGGATGATAACACTGCCGGCACGATTGTTGGAAATCCTGGCAATACTTATGTGATTTCCGGTAACTTCTTGGTATCGGATAAGACCGGAGCGGAGCTGGAGCAGATTGCAAACAATCTTCTTCCAATCATGGCACAGGCAGCATACACGCCGATCAAAAGTTGTACTACAGTCGGCAATCCGTGCTTGGAGATTGGTGATCCAATCCGATTTAACACGAGCCGAGAGATTGTAGAAACGTATCTGTTGCAACGCACACTAACAGGAGTGCAGAGCAAACGCGATTCGATTGTGGCGCAGGGGACAGAAAAGCATGCCGTAAAGGCGAATTCAACTCGCGAGATGTTGGAGATTGTACAGAGACGTACAAGCAAGTTGGAGCGCAACGCAGATCATTTACTTTCGCAGTATGAGGATTTAGAGAAACAGACAAATACCAAATTTGAGCAGACCGCAAATAGCATTTCAGCAGAAGCCAATCGTGCACAAAAAGCAGAGGGCGAATTAGACGCATCCTTGGAACTAAAAATTGGAAGAGATGAGAACGACCAAGTCGTTTCTATGATTAATGCAAGCGCGGACCAGATTACGCTTCGCGGAAACAGGCTCATAATCGAAAGCAATAATTTTCAACTTGATGGAGATGGACATGTTTATATCGTGGAATCTCTTGGATTTAAGGCTTCGGCTTATGGACAAAATACGGACATTATCAGCTTGGGCGCAAGGGGTGATCCGACACTTCAATACATGCACATTGACCTAGACAGTGTCACTGACTTGTATGGTGATAATATAGCAACAGAAAACTATGTGGATGACGCCATTCAAAGCATTCCTGATGCTCCGGTAAAAAAGATAACGGCTTCTCCGACAGGAACAACTAGCGGATCAATTAAAAAGGCAATTCGATTTTTAAATGTGATCGGTGGAAACAATGGAACATATCAAATTCATGGCGAAGTATATACGATTGACACCGGATCTGATAGAAGAATCAAGGATCACATAACCGATTTGCCGAAAGAACTAGAAGCCGCTTATCTAAATTTACACCCTGTAAGATTTAAATATAAGCCGGGACTTAAATCCACTGATAGTAGCCAATACCATTACGGCTTTATATCACAGGAATTAGAAAAAGCCTTGTTAGATGTTGGCATTAGGGAACGCGATACGTCATTATATGAATATCTTCCGGTTGATACGGACGAACACGTTGATTTATATGTCGACGATAAGTTGCATCACGTTAATTATCGAGAGCTTCATGCTATGCATGTTCAGATGATTCAAAAGCAGCAAAAGGAAATCGAAGAGTTAAAGCGAGAAAACAAAAATTTGAGTGAACAGATGAAAGACTTTGAGCAACGATTATCCGCGTTAGAAAGGAAGTGATCAGATGGCATATCAGAAAATCTATAGTTTAATAGGATATAAAAACTTTCCATCAGAGGATACGCCTTTAAACGAAACCAATATGGGCGCGATGGATAGAGCGATTGATGAGATTGACAACCGCATTGTTGCTATGGATGCATCCAAAGTTGACTTGACCAAAGCTAACGAACTTGTAGAGGAAATCCTTTGGGATGAATCCAACGGAACGCTGACGGTGGTTAAGATGAATGGTTCCAAGGCGGTCATTGATACCAAGCTGGAGAAGTTGGCGGTCAACTTCAAATATGATCCGCAGACACAGCAGTTAGTAATCACACTTGACGATGGCACAGTACAGAATGTGGATTTATCTGCACTGATTACGGAGTATGAATTTCTCGATTCTGATACGATCGCATTTGAAATCGTGGATGGCAAGGTAAAGGCAAATGTTAAGAATGGTTCGATTACCGAGGATAAGTTACAACCGAACTTCTTAGCGGATATTAAGGTGGAATCTGCCAAGGCGGTAGCGTCTGCCAAAAGCGCAGGAGAGTCCGAAACCAAGGCGGCAAAATCTGCCACAGATGCAAAGGACAGCGCAGACAGGGCACAGGGAATCGAAAACGAGATTAACAAGAAACTCACAATGACAGAATTTGATGTGAATGAGGATGGGGAGTTGATTTACACGGACAATTCGGCATATAACTTTGTCGTTGACAATGACGGAAATTTGAATTGGGAGGTGGCTTAAATGGCTATAGCAGGAAGAGTGGCGATTGTTCCAAAGGGCGATTGGAGCGCAGATGTTACATATAAGAGATTGGATGCGGTTACTGTGAATAATACGCTATATATCGCAAAAAAGAGTGTTCCGGCAGGAACTGCGACAACAGACACGGAATATTGGGCAAAGTCGATTTCCGGCGGCGCTACAAATGTAGCAACCAGCACCGAAGATGGTTTGATGGCAAAAGGTGACAAGAAGAAACTTGATGGAATTGATGGAGATGTTGCCGCGAAACTTGGTGAGTCTAAGGATGGCTCGCTTACATACAACGGCACAGAAATCAAATCGAGCGTTGAAACAGGAAAAGGTCTCTCGATTGGAGAGGATGGAAAACTTCAAGTCAACATTGATGGTACAACGCTCACGATGGACCAGGTCAACAATGTAATCAAGTTGGCAGATACTTTAAAGGATGCTATCAACGGAGCGTTTCCGGCGGCGAATGTGGCGAATAATCAGATCACCACAGTGGAAGGCTTCGCACTTGATGCGCGGCAGGCGAACCCTAATCTGGATGGTACGCTTGCAAAGCAGATAAGTGATTTAAACGGCAGTTTAGAAACATACGAAATGAAAATACTTTCTATTGTTGACTCTAATTTTGCAACAGAAAACCGATGCGGATGTGTTCTGATACAAAAAAGGTGGATATTATTAACTGGTGAAATTAATGCCGATTTTACAAATGTAAAACCCTATACTAGTTATACTGCATTAAAAAGCTCTGTAGTGCCATTTTTAAACACAACTTTTACTGTAGTAGATGAAGATGGAATGTGTTATACAGGTATTTTTTATGCAGATGGTAGGATTGACTTTGCAATTCGATCCTATATTCCAGAAAGCAAAAAACAAATTTTACGGTTTTCATGTATTGCGTTTGCTCCGATCTAAATTTTAAATAAGCCTTAGTGCCCAAAGCTCATAGGTAATAGTTATTATATTACTTACATAGCATCGGAAATGAAGCTCAATAGGCGTATCAATCGTTGCTACAAAAGCATTAGTTACAGATCTTGTTACACCTGTTTCATCTGTTGCTATCGTACTAACAGGCATATTGACGTTTTTTTCATAAACCACAAAAGAATTTTCTTTTGTGTCTATAGAAGTGTCTATATAGACATCGCTTTTACAAATTGTATGAGCTTTAAACCCTAATATATATTTCCCAGGTTGCAGTGTTATAAAGTTGTCACTTGCTACCCAGCTATTTATAACAGATGGAGTTAATGTGTTTGGACTAGACCAAATTATATTGCGGTTATTATTTAAGCTGCCGTTTAGAAAGGAATGTGGGATCTTGAACGAATAAATTTTATTGTGACAAGCCTCTTTTTGCCGTATAATGGCGATGAGGAGGTTTTACAATGGATGAAAAAGTTATCGAAAATATTATACCAATAATAGCGGTCGTTGTAACATGGTTTTTGGCAAGAATAAAAAATCCAGATTATGGGAAAAAAGATTGGAAATGTAAACAATTAAGAAGTTCATATGAACGATATTCTATCTATTTAATTTGTGTTTTTCTACTGCCTATAGCAGCATATACAATTTTTATGGGACTAAAAATAGTATTTATTGATGAAATAACACATATGGTCGCAAGCAATGCAGAAATACCCGATATTGCAGTAAGTATATATATGGTGGCTGTTACAATTGGAATTTATTATGGTGCATATAAGTTTATAAAAGCTATTAGATTCTTTTTTATTCCGAAGCGTATAAATTCTAAAACTAAAATTACTCTAAGCACAATGTTGTATGGTCCACTCATTGTTAATTTGGTGGTAAGTATGAGAATAGCAATACATGTAGATATATCATACTATGAAAATATTGTATCTGCATTGATAATTGTTTTTCAAATAGTTGCAATTTTTATCTTAGATGGAGAAACATCATATCGGAATAAGAAAATGACAATATACATGAATGATGGAAGTAACTTTGACGCCAACGTTGAGGACGTATGCAAAAAAGGAAAATGGTTGAGAATTGTTGAAAGTGAAATTCCAAGGAAAGAGAAACTTGTTGTTTTTGATGAAATAAAAAGCATCGAATATCATGATTAGGCAGGCTATAAACAAGCCTGCTTTTTTCATGCCCAAATTGGTACAAATAGTACCTTGATACCCATTACAATATAGTTAGAAACTTCGGAAGGAGTGAAATCATGTGGTCAAACACCTACAATGAGCGCCGGCTTACCAGAGTTGAAGCGCGTGCTAAATCGAATACACACAGAATCGACAAGCTAGAGCCTATTGTCGAAGAAATACATACGATGAGCGAAACAATGGTGCAGTTGGTCGAGGAAGTCAAGCATACCAACGAGAATGTGTGCGCCTTGGATGAGAAGATTGATAGCATGGACGCTCGCGTAGATGTTATGGAGCGTGCGCCGGCGGAAGATGCAAAGAAGTATAAGTCAGCTGCGGTTACTACGATCATCGGAACGGTTGTTGGCGCGTTGACAACAGGATTTCTTGCGATGATTGTTCAGTATATCAAATAAGAAAGAAATGAGGTATTTATTATGATGAAAAATTGTGTATTAAAACCAAGCGTAGACACTGTTAAATGGTGCAAAGCAGCAGGAATCAGAGCGATTAAGACAATGGCACAGGTTGCCGGTTCGATGCTCATCATCGGAGCGTTTAATGAAACGGCGTGGTCAATGTTAATTCAGACTTCGTTGGTAGCCGGACTTGCGTCCGTGCTTACATCCATTACCGGCATTCCAGAAGTAAAGGATGGTGAGTAGAGTGAAAATTAACGTACATGCCGGGCATAACCCGGACGGTAAGATCGCCTGCGGCGCGATCGGACTGATCAAAGAGTCCACAGAGGCACGTAAGGTAAAAAAGAAAGTGATCCGGCTTCTTAGAAAGAAAGGTCACAAGGTGTATGACTGCACATGCACCAATGGGACAAGCCAGACGGATGTCCTGAAGCGTATTGTGACAAAGTGCAACAAGCACAAGGTGGATCTGGATGTTTCCATCCATTTCAATGCCGGAGCTGGCGACAAGAAAGGCAATGGCAAGACGACCGGAACGGAAGTGTATGTGTACAGTGCCACCAGCGCGGCGAAGCCAGTGGCACAGAGAGTCGTCAAAGAGATTGAGGCACTTGGATTTAAGAACCGTGGCGTGAAGATCCGAACGGATCTGTATGTGCTGCACAGAACCAATTCTCCGGCCATGCTGATCGAGTGCTGCTTTGTGGATGATAGGGACGATGTGGAGCTGTATGATTACAAGAAGATGGCGGCGGCTATTGTTGTAGGAATCCTTGGGGTGAAAGCATAG